TCAGTGTCCTGCCCTTTGCGAGTCGTCTCGACGATCTTGTCGTTTAGCTCCTTGACTTGCTTTTCGTAATCTTTCCCAAACTTATCGAGGTTCTTCAAGCGCGTCTGGTACGCCCGCACCTCCGCCTGGACTTCGGCATTGTTCGCGGCTACCTCCGCCTGGAGGGTCTGGGCAGCGGTCTTGCGGTGGAGGGCGGCTTCATCCTTTGCTGCTTGGTCAGCAAGCTTCTTGAGGCGTTCTGCGGCGGAGATGGCGGCTTTCATTGCGTCGTCTGCCGTTGCCTCTTGCAGGGCTTTTGCAATCGCTGCACGCTGAAGCGCAGCCGCACGGTCGGCGGCGACCATCTGCTTGTTGGCTTCGGCGTTGTACTGGATGACCGCATCGCTGTAAGCGTGTACCTCATTCGCCCACTGCGCGGTCAGTTCCTTCTTCTTCGCCTCGTTCCCACCGGCGGCCTTAATGTCCGCGTCGTAGGCGGCAGCTTTGGCGACTAACTCCGCCTTGGATGCGGCGATGGAGTCGTCCTTCTGGGCTTCGATTGCGGCTTTCTGCTTGGCCAGCTTGCCGTCTATATTGTCGTCCTCGCCACCTTTGGTTGAGGCCATGGCGGCCTCAGCCTGGGTACGCGCAAGCTTGATGAGCGCCTGGCTATGTTGCTCCACACCAGACGCGATGGTTTTCTCCAGCGCCGCTTGATCAGCGAGTAGGGTGTTCTCGGTCGCGATCCCCGCATTGCCTTTTTCACCTTTCCCAATTGCGGCGATCTTCTCCTTCGCCTGGCCGGTCATGGTTAGGACATTGACCCATGCTTGCTGAGCGGCGATGTCTTTTTCAGTTGCGCCGATTCCGGCCTTGTCCAGGACGGCCATGTCTCTCTTGGTCGTGTTGAGCGAGTCTTGCACATGGATTTGGTCGCTCGTAATCGCGACGATCTCTTTTTGCGCGGCCAGTACCGCCTGCGCATCCCTCAGGGTGTTCTTGCGGAGGACTTCAGCCTTTTTCTCATTTCTGTTGGCTTTGGTTGCTGTGGTTAGGTACCCTTCATAGGCAGCCGTGAACTCTTGGTACGCACTCTTTACACCTTTAACCCCGGACTCAAAGATGTCCATCTTGCCGACACTCGCCTGGATATCATTGATGATCTTCTCGGCGGTGCCCCCAAAGCGTTCAAACTCCGAGATGAGGTCGCCGAGCGACTGATGGTCGATGAGTTCGAGTTCCTTTTTGAGGGCCCCAAGGTGATTGCCTGTGAGTTCGGCGGTGCGCTTCTGGACGGCGAGCAATTTGTCGTCGAGACTGTTGAGAGCCATCTGGCCCTTGATCCCAGATTCCTGCTCGGCAAAACCCAATTGCCTTGCGGCCTCCGCAGCCTTCTCGTGTTTCTCGATGAGTTCCGCGATGATCTTGATTGCCACGGCGACACCAGCAATCGGAAGCATCATCGCGAACGCCTGCCCTACGCCGGGGATTTGGGCAATGAGGGAGTTGAGGTGGCGTGGCAAACGAACACCCACCGAATCCTCCACCAGCATGAGACCGCCGCGAGCCTCGCCCATGGAGGCCGAGATGCCCTGACCCGCCTCGCCTGACTTGTCCTTGAGGTCATCAAGATCAGACTTAACCTTACCCATGTCCTCGCGGAACTGGGCCGTCTCAGCACGCAACGAAACTATAAGTGCGCCGACTTCAGAAATTTGACTACCCTACACTTTCTTCTTCCGTTGGCTTTAAGTGCGGCCAAACTTCGTCAAACAATGCTTCCGCGTTCTCGTACTTACTTGCCGTGAGATCAGCGATGACCTTGCGGCGGACGTCCAGGTACTTCTCTCGGGGGGTTGTCATCGGGAGTTGGCCAATGACCTTCTTCACGTGTTGCCTGGCCTCGCGTAACTTCTCCAGCTTCGCCGCTGACTTTTCGTCGCGCACAAAATCGAAGGCGCATACCGTGGGGGAATCTTCACTGCCGCGATTGACGTTATATACAGCCGATGCGGTTAGAGCGTTGGCGTACCGGTCGTAGCGGATGCCTACATTCCGGCGCTTGGCCAACTCCTGGAATCCGCCAGGTGTTAGCTCTTCAAACTCGGCATCTGAGAGGCCGAAGTCGTACCGGGCCCAGGCCCATAACTCTCCCCATGTCTCAGGGGGTGTCTCTATGCGGTCTCCGGGACCGCTGGCACGTTTGGGTCGGCTGTTGCGCCTGTGTCCTTCTGCTCGGCGAGCAGCTTCGTGTAGGCGTCCTTGACGCCGGGGAACATCAGCTCGAAAATGGCGTCGGACAATGCCCGTTGCGATTCTGGATTGAGGATCTCGATGACCTCATCAAGGGTGACGTCCGGATTGAACTTGTCGAGGCCGCCCCACACGATGACTGGAAAATCCTTGCCTGAGGAGAGGTTGTTCCAGTCGGCGATTCGCTTGATGTCTTTTCCGATCTTCTCTTCAATCTTGGCGATGGCCTTGTAGGTATAGCAGAGAGCCCACTTCTTCGGCTCAGTGCCATCCTCAGCATCTAGGATCAGGGTGAAGTGAGGAGTCACACGCATCTTGATCGGTTCGTTCATGGCTGTCCTTTGATCGGTGATGGAGGGGGCCGAAGCCCCCACCAGGGTTGAGGATTAAACGTAGGTCTTCGGGCCGCTGATTTTGATCTTGAGATCAAAGGTCGCGTTCTTTTCCAAGGGCCAGGACGGCGTGAACGACTCGATGATGCCCGTGAATGAGCAGGAGTTGCTCGTGCCATAGAGCGCCTTCATCGCCACCGCCGCACCAGACGCCCGGATACCCTCAAGGGCAACCTGAGTAACGTCTCCAGGGAGGAACCAGCCTTTTACATCGGCGGTTCCGGGGTCTTGCGTCGAAGCCAGGAACGTGTCAACGCCGCTGACGGTGGCCATGGTTGTGGTCTTCTCCGTGCTGACCTTGTCCCCCGAGATGGCTATGGAAGTGACACCGGCTAGGACGGTAAAAACGGTGGGGGAGGCGACGCTGGCGAACTCAAAACTATCGCCGATTCCGGTAATGGGGGTGGTCATGGGTTATGCTCCTGTCTTGCTTTTGGATTTGGGTTTGGCGACGGCCTTGGGGGCGATGGCCGCGTAGAACTCTGCGGGTAGTTCGTCGTGTGGTACTGGGGGAAACTGCCTGTGACGCCCGTACTGGTCATGGGCGCAAACTGAGTCACCATGGGCGCGGGCTACCAGCAACTCTGCGCCGTCGATGCTGTCAAGCTCGTTGGAGTTCAGGGCCTCAAGCTGGAAGAGGTAATCCTCGATGCCAGTGGCGGGGAACTTGTGGTCCATCCACCAGGCCTTGGTGTAGCACTGGGAACTGCCGCAGGCATAGGGCGGATGGGGCCGGTTGGGCTCGTAGTGGTACTTGTAAGTCTGCCCATTGCTCATATCGTAGTAGTAGATAGAATGGAAGCCGGTCACCTGTTTGCCTGTTTCCTGCATTCGCGCAACCTGCTGTGAGACCCGCTCCGGGTGGTACCAGTCGTCGCAATCCCACGTACAGATAATGTCGCCGGTGGCGTATGAGGTCCCGAGATTGCGGAGAGCACCTACGGGCATCTTGTCGACGCGGTAGTAATGTATGCGGTCGTCTTCCGGCAGTAGGTCCTGAATCGTGTCCCCCTCAACATTGTTGTCAAGGACGATTAGTTCGAGTTCACCCTCGTACGTCTGAGTCAGGAAGCACTGCACGGCGAGGAGAGCCATGTCTCCGTAACACGCTGGCATGATGCAGGAAACTTTTGGCAAATCAGGCATGTACTAACCTTTCTTGTTTTCGAGGTCGAGGCAGAGCCCCGTGCACTCGGTCACGAACACGTTCAAGCATTCGTCCTTACACGACTCAAAAGCGCGACCGAACCAATGCTGTGCAGGCTGAGTTGCAGTTCCAAATTCCGCAAAAGATCCCCAGAAGGCAGGCTTCAGCGGGCCGATCTCGATCTCCATCGTGGTCTCGTCGCCATCGTTGCTCCAATGCTTCTGCCAGCCAAGCTGCTCTTCGAGGATGCCTACGCCTACTGGTACCGTCTCGGCCATGGCGTCGAGTACTACTTGCGCAGCGGGTTCAGCGCAGCGGCTGAGGTAACGCTTTGCAGCCTTCGGAGTTAGCTCAGTCAACAGGTCGCTCAACTCTTTGAGACCGTCGATGTGGACAGCATCACTCACGTGCGCCTCATAGGGCGCGAACACGACATCGGATAGAGGGGAGGACAGGCGGTTGCATCAGGGTGATGCAGGGGAGACCGATGGTCTCTCTAGGTGGGAAGCTGTCGTCGCCGTGCGGTATTCGTGGTCGTGTTCGCGGTGCTCTAATTAACGGTAAGTTAGTCGTAATTAGCCGAGGTACCATACCCGCGCCTGAATGTAAGCACAGTAGATGAACCCTTTGCCTCCATCTTCGTACCGGTCGTCGAAATCTTTTTCTACGATGACGGCATCCACGACCGTTGCATCGGCATCGGGGAGAGTGCCTTTGTACCCGCCCAGGAACTTGCGCACCGCATCGGCCACGCTGCGGGAGCCGTAGTAGGTTGTTGCATAGCAGGCGATCTGGAACAGGCCCTCGCGGAGACCTGTGGGGCCGGACATGGCGTAGTTGTCCGTGGTGGCCACGCGGGAGAGGATCAGGAATGGAAGCGTGGCTCCCTGAGGTGCAAGTACCCACCAGGCGCGGGCGATGCCGTTCGCGTCGGGGCCGACAGCAGCGGCGATCGTGGGATTCGATGTTATGAGTTGGAACAGCCCTTGCTCGATTGCCATTATTTATTCACCGTCGGATTTCCCGCCCACGCCCAGATGTGTAGCTCGTTGCGGTTACCATCTGGATCTGAAAAACTCTCCACATTCAATCTCAAATCGCGCACCAGGATGTTCATCCCTGCGTCAATTGACCAGGTCTGCGGCCAGCGGATGATGAGCTTGTACGAGCTAACCGCCTGAAGCGTCTGCGCCTTGTCGTCCTGCTTACCGCGCCACTGTGCGAGGTTGGCCCACACGGTTGCCACAGCCGTCTCGGGCAGTGGAGTGCCATCCGCACCATTACCATTGTTTGGCTGGGTGAACGTGACACGGGTATTAAAGTCCGTACTGCCGGAATACCTGGTTCCCCAAACTTGCTTAGGTAATTTCATACCTACCTCGGGATTCTCATAGATCGAAACGAATTCAACATCCTGCGCAATGTGAGGCCCACTTCACTCGTGGGCTCAACAGAGATGATCTGGCGCACGTTGAACATGTGATTCGCGAGGAAAAGCACAGCCATAATGAGCCGTGCAGGAACCTGCGTTGGATCGGTGGCGGAGTAACCCGCCGTGTACGTGATCTTGATGCAATCTTGTCTGCGATCTGTCAGCGGCCAAGTGCATCCCACGTTCAGAGTGATCTTGTCAGCGAACACCGTGTAGGTTGAGGAATCGAGAGTTTGCAGCACGCCATTGACGTCGTTGTACGTGACCGTGACCGCGTTAATCAGCGGGGACCCGGATGGCACAACCACGGGGCGGCGCACCAACTCAATGCTGTCCTTGGTGGGGAACCCGTACCACCAGAGATTGGTTATGTAGGCATAATTGAGAGCCAGCATCTCCTGGCGCGGATCAGCTTGCCCAGGGAAAAAATCAAAAGTGAGCAGCACCTGCTCATTGAGGCAAGCGGTGGCCGCCATGCTCTCGCACTCGTCGGTGGCGGCGTCGATCATCATAAGGAGCATGTTGTAATCGTCCGTGTACACAGCGGGGGACGATCCATAGACATACTGCTGCGGGAGGTCGAACCTGCCGAAGGCCGCAAGCTGCGACGGCGTTACGACCGGCTGTGTCCGAGGTGTGGTGATTTGCTGGTACATTACTTCCTCCGGTTGATCTCAAGCTGCTTGTGGAGGAGAGCCATGTTGCTCGCTGCCTCGGGAACAGGCGCACCTACCGGCTCGTTGGGCTCCACGGTGGCGTCCTGCGGGCACGAGCACCCCTCAGCATCACAGTCGGCGTTGTCGCAGCTATCGCAGTTACCAGCCTTGCAACCAGGGCAGGTGCATTCGCATTCAGGGTTGTCCGTGTCGGGGTTATCCTCCTCGGTGGCTTCGGCTTCGGCCTTCAGCGAGACTGGCACATTGCGGAAGGTCGAAAGATCAAAGGAGTTCCTCACCGCTGCCTTGTCCTTGGAGACAGCCGTTGCGAAGCCCAGCTTCACGGCCTCATCCGAGTCCATCCAAGTTTCCGCGTTCATCATGTCGAGCACCTTGTCCTTGGGCAGGCCGGTCTTGGCCGCGTACACATCGGCGATCGAACCCGTCACGGTGTCCAAGGTATCCGCCATTTTTCGGAAGTCGGCGGCGCTCCCCATGTTGCACGCTTGTGCAGGGTGAATCATCATCACGGACCCGCCGCACATCGTGATTGAGTCGCCAGCCATGGCCACAATTGAGGCAGCAGAGGCAGCGAGGCCCACCACGTTGACGATGACCTTCTTGCTGGACTGGACAAGTACGTTGCGGATCGCTACACCCGCGAAGGCATCGCCACCAGGGGAGTTGATGTTCAGGGTTACCGACTTGGAGTCCGATCCCTTGAGCGCGTTGGTCACCATGGTCTCGGTGATCCCTTCGCCGTAGCCCATGTCCCCGATGTAATCGTACATATCGATGGACAGGGTGCCATTGGTCACGCTGACGTTGAAGAACCTGTTCTTGTTTTTGGACATTACTCGTCTCCATCGACGGCCAGTGCGATAAGTGCCGCTCGGGCCTCTTCTGCGGTCAAATCCTTGCGTGAATCGACATATAAGGTTGCGGTTGCGAGGTCGATGTTCAGTACCTCCGCCACGAACCTGGCATCGGGCGTACTCTTCTGCTCCTTGCGGATCACACGGTCTGCGAGGCTACTGGCAATTGCCTCAAGTCGTGCCTTGGCCTTACTGGGCTTGGCCGGGACAGCCTTCTTGGCGGGCGGCTTCACAGGCTTCGGTGGCACGGGGTGCTTGAAAGGTGGCTCCGTGTTGCCATCACCATCACCGGCTGCATCTGCACCAGCCTCGTTGGGATCAGACTCATCCGACTCCTCATCCGCATCGTCGGGATCATCAGCATCTGGAACCTTCTGGCCAGGAATAAAAAACTCACCCGTGACTGGGTCATAGATCGCGCCGTTGGCCGGGCCCGAGAGGAAATCTCCGCCCTCGATGGAGTCACGATCCTCCAGCAGGCGTGCTTCGTTTGGGGTCATCTGCCAACTATTGATTAGGACCTGGTTGGTCTGAGCGCGTTCCTTTGGTGAGCCGCGCAAGATAATATCCGCCGCATGTTTGGCGTAGAGCTTACCCCATTGCTGCTTGGGGATGAGGTCGCGAGTGATGCTTTGCTCGATGGCCGTGGTGTAAGGCAGCAAGCTGGTATTGAAATATTCATCGAGGAAGGCGCTCGATGATGCATACGTGCTGCTCTGCTCGCCGAGTCCCATCTTTACGAGCAGGGGCGCACCACCGAGGAATCTAACCACCTCCTGTTCTGACCACTTCCGCGACTCCAGTAGCTGGCTCTCAGCAGCGTTAAAAGTCATTTTTTCAAACTTCATTTTTGGTATATATGTGAACTTGCCCGCGTTTTGCGAGCCCGAATAATCCTTCTTGAGGCGGTCCAACGTGTTCTGCGCCTGAATCTCGTCCGGGGTGTTCTCCGGGTCGATGTCCGTGAGAAAGCCGCCCATGCCTAGCCCGTTGGCGAAGTTGCGCCCTGCCACCTCCTCCGCCGCCATCAGCAATGACAGCGCCTCTTTGGCGAGGAGGATCGAGGGGGAACCTTCGAGGCCAAAGCCTTCGAGATTCAAAGCCGAGACATGCCAGATTTGTTCCTGGGTGAACTCCGTCATTCCGCCCTGGCCGGTGGCCGTGTAACGGTACTTCAAGGTGGGTGGGTTGGTGGAGCGGTCCCAGTGAGGGGTCATGTGCCATGCGTTCAAAGGGACGAGTGCGGTGATGTCGCCCGCTTGATCCGTGATCTTCTGGCAATAGCAGTTAGAGGCCATGATCAACTGGCTGGCGAGGAACCACCGCATCTGATAGCTGGTTTGGTAACTGTTCGGGCAATCCTTGAGAAGCGAATAAAGCGGCTCATCAATCGCTGGTTGGGTGCGCTGGCGACCGGCCACCTTCTTGGTCTCCCGCAGGATGAGCGGCATTTTTGCCAGGTCATTGGAAAGCATCTTGACGCCACCCAGAAATGCAGCGACGCGGATAGCTGTCTCGCGGGTAACCACCTTGCCACTTGATGCGGGAAGGCCCACCAATGCGTGAACAAGTTCAGAACTCGGAGACGCAAGCGTGCTTTCCCCGATATTCAAAAAGGGGTTGAGCCAGCTCGACTTGAAACGACTGAATAGTCCCATAGGTACTCTCTCTCAAGGGTTATTAAGCTGCATTGGATGTGGCGCTGCCATCACCGAGCGCCTCTTTGATGGGGTCGTACCCGTAAAGGATGCGTTCGCCATGCAGCCTCAGGCCGCGATCCATACCGAGGCCCGCGTCGTGCAGGATCTTCTCCCACTTTTGCGCTTCGGTGGACTGCTCGGGGCGCGGCTTCAACGGTCGTCCAGGCCGAACACTCTGGACTCCGCCGTCGCGAAGGATGGCGCTGATCCGCGATTGTGACGTCTTGAAGTGCGCGGCAATATCAGCCTGGAGCATGGTTGGATTGATTCCGGCGAAGGCTAGTACAGCCTCATAACTCAGTTTGCGTTTACGTCCTAGTGGTGTGTCTCAAGCAGATCGTCGATTACTAAGCACTGCCTGAGCTCGGGTGACTTTTTCGAGGATGTCGGACGCCTTTGCTGTCCAGATGAATGGCTTTGGATTCTTGTTGTGTCCGTCGA